TACCGACAAGCCTTGCGTGATATACCCAACCAACAAGGCTATCCCGCAACAGTCATTTGGCCGACACCACCGGCTTGATTTAAGGCATAATTAGCCAAAGACATGACAAGATTCCGTACCCCGCAAGGATGTGGGGGGCGTTACCACCTGAGTTCAGGAAAAAATCATGCCTGTCTTTTCCAAAAACGTAATCACCCAAGTATCGGGATTTGATTCACCGCTTTTGTCTAGTGAGTTGGTGTACAACCAACATACCTACTGGAATTTAACTCTAACCAATGGTACAGCCGCCGTAAACCTTACGGGCGCGACCATTGACGCGCAAGTTGTCCGTAGGACAGTTTCCAACCTTCAGGACACGCGAACGGGGTTATCGTTTGATATAGGAAACTATGTCCCAACCCCCACACCCATTAACTTGACTATTTCCAATCGGGTAGACGCTAACGGCGCTTTTACTTTGGTGATTGATGAATCCGCTTGGTCGGTTGTCGCGGGTGACCCGCAATTGCAAATCAACCTTAACGATTGCGTTTGTTTTTCTGGACGCATCAAGATTAGTTTTCCCGCTGGTGGAAGCAATCCACAGGACGATGTAATCATCTTCCTTATGTTCCTTGTCCGTTCTGACGGCATCATCAACATCAGTTAAGGAAAAAAATCATGGGGCCAATTCAAGTAACCGTCACGGACGCAAACAACCTGACGTTGCAAGTCACACCTACGCCTAGCCAAACAGTCACCATTGACCGCGGCGTGGCGGGTAACGGCATTGTTAGTATCGTTCCGGTAACGATTTCCACATTCCAGTATTTGCGAATCACTTACACCAATGGCACAGTGTCGGATGTTGGGCCTTTGACAAGTACGGCGTACACCGCCACATCGCCAATTAACATCACGGGAAACACCATTTCCTTGACTACCGTTCCAATTGCATCAGGCGGTACAGGACAAGTTACAGCTAATGCCGCGTTCAATGCTTTAGCCCCATCACAAACAGGCAATTCGGGTAAGTTTCTTACAACGGACGGGACAAATACGTCTTGGTCAGTTAACCCACTAGGCACAGTGACTAGCGTGGCCGTTTCTGGCGGCACTACGGGCCTTACAACATCTGGTGGGCCTATCACCACATCCGGCACGATTACGCTTGCTGGAACGCTTGCTGTTGCTAACGGCGGTACGGGCGTAACAACTTCAAGTGGTGTCAATTCTGTTGTCTTGCGTGATGCAAATGGAAACATCACTACAAATTGTTTGTTTGAAGGTTATTCTTCACAAGCCGCATCGGGAACAACAATTGTTCTAACAGCGTCATCAGTTCAAAATTGGCAAATTACTGGTTCTGGCGGTCAAACAATTAAATTGCCTGATGCCACAACTTTGCCTAATGGCGCAACATTTACATTCAATAACAATCAGTCATCTGGCGCAATTACTGTACAGAATAATTCATCTACAACTATTGCGACAATTCAGTCAGGTGGTTATGTAACGATTGTTTTGTTGTCAAACTCAATAGCCGCTGGTTCATGGGATAGACACGATTCCACACCAAGTAATGTTTCATGGTCAACCAATACGTTAGATTACGCTGGTTCAATCACAAGTGCTACATGGAACGGAAATGCCGTAGCTATAAACAGGGGTGGCACAGGCCAAAGCACAGCGGCGGCGGCTATTACGGCGCTTACTGGAACACAAACATCTGGTTATTACCTACGGTCTAACGGTACAAACGCGGTTTTGGCGGCTATTCAAGCGGCTGATGTTCCTACGCTTAACCAAAACACCACAGGGACAGCGGCTAACGTCACAGGCACAGTAGCAATTACCAATGGTGGTACAGGACAGACAACTGCTAACACTGCATTTAATGCCCTTGCACCCGCCCAAACGGGCAACAGCGGCAAATTCTTGACCACAGACGGAACTAACACTTTATGGGCAACAAACCCATTAGGTACAGTTACATCGGTAAGCGGCACAGGCACTGTTAACGGTTTGACCTTGACAGGTACGGTGACCACATCGGGAAGCCTGACCTTGGGTGGTATGCTTGATTTGTCTAGCCCACCCGCCATTGGTGGAACAACACCAAGCACAGGCAAATTCACTACTTTGACCAACACTGGCCTGACATCGGGCCGTGTGGTGTATTCCACTACAGGCGGTCTTGAGACTGACTCTGCCAACTTGCTGTACAGCGGTACTGACCTGACTGTTTACGGCATCACCGTGGGACGTGGTGCGGGTGCTGTATCTACCAACACTGCGGTGGGTAACGGTGCTTTATTCTCCAATACATCAGGGGCATTAAATAGTGCTTTTGGTGGTGGAGCATTGCAATCTAACACCACAGGCAATTACAACACTGCGGCTGGAGGCAGCGATAACACGTTTGGTAGTGCTTTGTATTCCAACACTACAGGCGGCAATAACAGTGCTTTTGGTAACGGTGCATTAGGAAGAAACACCACGGGCAACTACAACGTTGCTATTGGTATGCAAGCTCTTAGCGCCAACACCACCGCATCTAACAACACTGCTGTAGGTTATCAAGCGGCTTATAACAATACAACAGTTGGTGCTGTTACTGCGGTGGGTTACCAAGCGGCTTATGGCATAACTACAGGAAATTCATCTGCGGATGCCTTTGGTTATATTGCGTTAAAAGCCTTAACATCTGGCGTTTCAAATGCCGCTTTTGGCGCTGTTGCATTACAGTCAAATACAACAGGTAGTTACAACACGGCTATGGGTCGAGATGCCCTTCAAGCCAACACCACAGCCTCTAATAACACTGCTGTGGGTTATCAAGCGGGGTATAGCAACCAAACGGGAACACGCAATACTTTTGTAGGTTACATCGCCGGAACAGGCGTAACTTCAAATTACAACGCTGTTTTTGGTAGTAATGCTGGATCAAGTTTAACCAGCAACGGGTTTTGCACATTTATCGGTGACTACTCTGGAAACTCAACAACTGGCGCAAACAACACATTTGTTGGTCAAGGTTCGGGCTATCTTGTCACCACTGGCGCAAAGAACACCATCATTGGTGGCTTCAACGGCAACCAAGGTGGCCTCGACATTCGCACAGCAAACAACAAAGTTGTGGTTTCTGATGGCGATGGTTTACTTGCGTTACATAATGATTCTTCTCAATGGACAACCAATCCATTTGGCAATATTGACGTAACAAATAATTCCACAACAACAAACGTGTTGGCTGTTACAGCTAATACGGCAACTTTGCTTTTTAGTGGAAATGCATTTTCTGGTGTTTTTATCATCAACGATATTAACGTAACTGGTGGTTGTGCCATTTGCATTGTTGGCGGTGGCTCACTTTCAATTTTTGCTCAATCTGGAGCTACAACGTTTTTTGTGAATAGTTCAAGCCCATCTACCAATCAAATTGGCGTATACCTCAATGGCAATACGGCAACCGTTAAGACTAATCCAAATGGTGGCGGCACAACCAACTTTAGGATTATTGCTTTCAGAACTCGGACTTCAAGTTAAGGAACCAACATGACATACACAAAAAAACTTATTCAAGAAGTAACAGTTGAGGGCCAACTTCAACATCACTACAAAGTTACTTCGGAAGCATTTGGTGAATTTACGATTGTCGTTGGCGAAGGCCATGATGCAGATGAAGCAATTGCCAGTTCTCTAGGCTCGACTACTGCCCCCTATGTTGAAACATATGCAACCAAACGCAAACTTGCATACCCCTCAATTGAAGACCAACTTGATTTGATGTACCACGGTGGATACGATGCGTGGAAAGCGGCAATTCAAACTGTAAAAGACCAATTCCCAAAACCTTAAAAGGAAACTGAAATGACCACCTTCACTACCACCATCACGGCTATGTACACAGTGCAACAGCCCGACCCCAACTATGTGGTTAACGCCATTTGGAAAGTCACTGGCGTGGACGGACAGTACACCGCTGAAATTGCTGGCAACACCATTTTTGACAGCCAGCAAGAATCCACGTTTATCCCCTATGCAAACCTCACGGAAGCCACAGTGATTGGTTGGATTCCCGCTGAAGCCATTGCAAGCGCACAAGCGTGTGTACAAGGCCAGATCGACAGCATGATTACCCCGCCTGTCAGCCCATCAAACACACCATTGCCTTGGGGGGCATGATGGACAACCAGCAACTGTTCAACATTGTTGTTTCGGTTGGCGGATTTTTGGCGGTTTACGTTTTTAATTCCGTGACATCGAAATTACAAAAGTTGGAAGACAAAATTAACGCAATGCCGCATGACTATGTGGTCAAAGATGACTATCGCGTGGACATTGCTGAAATTAAATCAATACTGAAACAAATCTTTGATAAGCTAGACGGCAAAGCCGACAAGCCATGATTCCAATCGACCCCATAGCCGCCCTTGATGCTGTTCAATCAACAATTAGGTTGGTTAAAAAAGCATCGCAAACCGCAAGTGACATCGGTTCGCTTGCGCCTGTTTTGGGTAAATACTTTGATGCCAAGGTAAATGCCATTCAAGTTGTTCAAACGGCCAAGGGCGGGGGGTTTAAAGGTTCGGCAATGGGTAAGGCGCTTGAACTGGAAATGGCGCTTGAATCAGCCCGTGAATTTGAAGAACAGCTAAAAAATATGTTTTTCAGTTCGGGCAAGATGGATGTGTGGGTCGCTATCAAGGCAAGGGCGGCAAGAATGGAAGCGGATGCCGCTTTAGCCGCAAAGAAAGAACGGGAAGCGTTAGCGCGAAAGAAGAAAGAACAACAACAAGCCCTTGAAATGGTTTTGCTTGTCGGCGGTCTTTTGGTTTTGTTTGGCTTGATGGCTTGGGGGGGCATCTACTTTTATTTGCATTGCAATAAATATGGGTGTCACTAATGAAGGAAATCATCGAAGGATTTAAAAAGTTCTTTCGATTTTTTTGCTATTGGGCTTGCGTGTATTGGTTTTTGGGATTTGTCCAAGTCTTGCCTGAACCTTTGGCAAAAAGGGCGATGGACAAGGCATTAAGTTATTTACCCTTTTGAAAGGTTAATATGAGTTGGCTAGAACAAATTGCACCTACGATTGCCACAGCCCTTGGAGGCCCATTGGCGGGACTTGCCGTGGATGCTGTATCAAAAGCTATTGGCATTGACCCTAAAGACGTTCAAGCCACAATTGATAGCGGCAAATTATCGGCTGAACAAATCATGTCCATTAAGCAAGCCGAAATTGCAATGGCGGCTCGCGCACAAGAAATGGGTTTGGACTTTGCTAAATTGGGCAACGATGACAGAAAATCAGCCCGTGATATGCAAGTGGCAACAAAAAGCTATTTGCCTTCCATTTTGTCGATAGGTGTGACATTAGGTTTTTTTGGTATTTTGTTTGGTTTGATGTACGGCAAAATTGAACACGCGCCACAAATTGACATCATGCTTGGTTCATTGGGTACAGCATGGACGGGCATCATCGCTTTTTATTTTGGCAGTAGCGCATCAAGCCAAAACAAAGATCAACTTCTTCACCAATCTACGCCAACAACATGATTCAAAACTTTGACAAATCCCTTGCCGCCGTTCTTGTCCATGAAGGAGGATACGTTTTTAACAAAAATGATCCGGGCGGAATGACAAATTTGGGGTGTACTAAAGCGGTTTGGGAAGAACATTGCGGCCATCCGGTAGACGAAAAAACAATGCGCGGTTTAACACCGCAAGATGTTGGCCCACTGTATCGCCAAAAATATTGGGACAAAGTGTGTGGTGATGACCTTCCCGCGGGTGTCGATTACATTGTGTTTGATGCGGCCATCAATAGTGGCCCCGGAAGGGCCGCAAAGTGGCTACAAGCCTGTGTAGGGGTTGAACCCGATGGTGGTATAGGCCCAAAGACTTTAGCCGCTGTACGCGATTTTGATGCAAAACAATTGATTGAAGACTACACTAAACGCCGCCTGTCCTTCCTTATGGACTTGCCCACATGGGACACGTTCGGGAAAGGTTGGACAAGGCGGGTTAATGAAGTTGAGGATGTCGGACTCAAGATGCTTTGATAAAAATGCCATCTTTGTTTAAATAACCCGATCTGTTTTTGATTTGGTTATATGCGTGTTCAAGGCAAGTCACAAGGTTTAAGTCAGCACAAGCGCATCCCATAATCAAAGTGACAAGAATGTCCCCGTAGGCATCAATCATTTCCTCGCGGTCATTGACCACAATTGCTTGCAGAAGCTCGACAACTTCTTCATGCGTTTTGCGCCATTGTGCCAATGGGGTAGAGTTCGCAACAATCCCGCGAGCCTCCCCCCATTGCACGACCTTCATTTCAAGGTCGGCATAACTCACCCCGTTACCTCCATTACTTCAGGTTCTTGCGCCGCTTGGATTTGTGGCCCCGCTTCCGCTTGAATACCTGAAATGATTTGGTTCACCTCTTGAAATGGGCGTGTACCCAAATACTGAAGTACAACATTAACCAATTCGGTTGTTAGTGCAATGTGTTTAGGCATATTAGTCCTTTAATAGTTGCCATTCGCGTTCAGAACGTCCGGCATTTGATTTAACGGTCTGACCCGTTGGTTGAATAAATTGAAGTTTCTGCATTTCAGACAATCGCCGCGCAACTTGATTGCTTTCAAGTTTAGTGTATTTGGCAATACCGTCTTTTCCAAGTGGCCCATATTTCGTTAGTGCCGCAAGGATTTTGTCGTAATGTTGACCCGCAAAATCAACATTATCTGATGCTTCATACGATGTGATTGGGTCATCTTCCCGAACCCGTGGGAAAAGCCTTAGTGGATGACCGCCAAAGATGTCTGAAAGTTTCATTTTGTCTTGTCCTGTAAAGGTGGTAGACGCTGACCTAATACGATGGTCTACCAGCACCGCCTTTTCCCCGGAGTTACGGGTTAGGTCATGATTAGAAGTTTATATCATCGTCTTTTGGAAAGCCATCATTTTTTGGCCTTGGGTCGTTGATATATGCCCAACCTGACCAACCGCCTTCCATCATCGGAATGACGTCAATCTTCAACATATCGCCATTTTTGGTGTCAATAATTGACCCAATGCGAGTGTAGCGATTCTTTTTTTCACCTTGGGCGTTTTTGTATTCGCCTGTGATGACGCTTAATTCTTTAAGTACTTTTGACATTGTTTCTTTCAAATAAATTCATGCTGTTTGCCGATTTCGCGGCACACTTCTTCAAAGTATTGCCTTGCGGCTTGTACTTTATGTTTTATCTTTTCTTCTATCGCCAAGTCCCGTTCGTAATGCACTAACGTAACTCGCAATTCAGGAATGATGTGGTCAACAGAATGTAATGATTGTTCTTCCCACTTCATCAAATCTTCTGGCGTGTTAACCATGCAATACGCAATAGATGCCTTGGGTTTGTCCCATAACCACATATACGCGCGTAATTGCATTTCATAACCCTTGTCTTTGCCTTGTTCAGCTAACACAGGAAAAGTAGCAAGCGACCAAGACGATTTAACGTCTATGATTGAATCTTCCGTAACAATGTCCGCTTCCCCTGTAATCCAATCATTTTCACGGCGTTCGGTGTTTTTCTTAAAGTGCTTTAAAAGCACAGTCCCAAGCAAATCAATTGATTGGTCTTCAACACGGATGCCTTTTTCGGTGTACTTGGAGGAAAACGGTTCGTCATAGCCGTAAATGATTTCCTTGGCAATTTTGGTGATGGCGGTCTTTGCACCAACCGACAAAACTTCATCTTTGCTTTTGGGGTCGGTCATAATGTCCGACAAGCTGGACGCGCGAAATTTAATCGGGTTCATCTTAGGCCCATCAAAGCAAGTATTGCATCAACTGTTTTTTTATCATACGTTCCAGAACATTCTAGTTTTGCAACTGGAGTTTGATTTAAACGTACAATTTTAAAATTAACTAAAAATGTGCCATCCTTTTTTGTTGGGTCTGGTACATCCATTCGAACTGATGTCGGTTTCATAATTTACCTTTCATTTTGTCTTTGGCGTCAACAATTTTTTTCTGCCATTTCGGTGAACCCGATGCGTAGGCATAAGCCTTTGCGTAGACCTTGCGTAAGTCTTCTTCCGTAGTGGTTGATTCAATAGCGGCTACATAGTCAAGCATTACGTTTAGATCAATATCTGGCAATGGCTCAACATAGTGGGTTTGTGCATCAGCATCATTGTCGCCTTCGGTGGGAATAGCAAACGCTTGAAAAGCCGCATACTTGTAAGCAGCTGACATTGCTTTGTTGGTAGCCTTGTCGCCTGAATCCATTGCTTCACCAAAGGTTCTGACAGTGTGCTTAGAACCGTCTTCCGCGCTTACAAAATCAAACTCTGCCTCTACGGTCACATAAAACAAATTGCCGCCCTTGGCGCTGATTCTGTCAGTACATTCACGCTTTAGCATCCTTGGCAAGATGCACAAACCGTGTTCGGCCAACAAAGGACTGATGGCGTTATACACATCATCAATGCCGCGGAATTTGTAACCTGAACCTTGGGAATTAACGCGGTCTTTGGAAATGCCTGTCTTGGACAACGCTAATTGAATAGCGTTAATGGCTTGATAAACTTTCATGTTTTCCTTTCTATCTTATGGGCAAGTAAGGCTTTATCGCCAAGCAACCTAACCGACCGCACCCAAGCGCGAATGTTATGCCTTGCAATGTCCCGTGGTACGTCATAGATGCACCACAGTTCACGGGCGCGTTTGAGAATGGATGTGTTCATAGAAAGTATTTCCAAATTCCCTGACACACCGTGACCCAAAAAGCACACAGCGAAATGAAAAGGCGGTTTTCTTTAGGAACTGCGGCAATGAAAGCAAAGACGCAAATAAGGGCGGTGAATTGAATGTCGGTCATAAAACCACATCCAAATCTTCATAAGAAAACAATTCAATGGCAAAGGTCACACCATCTTTGTCCGTGATAAAGATTTCACGAATACTAAAATCGCGTCCATTGGCTTTACCATTGGCTTTGGTGAATTGCTCAACAGGACGAACCACAACTTCTTTTACGTTATGAATTTGAAGTTTCATGTTCAACCCCTCCAAGCCAAAAGAATTGCAAACACCGCACCAACAGCAATGGCGGCAAGGTAATCGTAGAATTGTTCTTTCATGATTTGTCTTTCTGGGGCCGAAACCCCTGTTGATTTAGAGCAATCCTTTAAAACGCATTACAGCAGAAGCTATGCGTTCGCATTTGTCTAAGTCAATTTCTGGATAGCCACATTCAATGTTGTAACTAAGTGTTTCAACATCCCAGCCATCGCATGACTCTAGACAATTTTTTGCATGGGTAACCGCATCCCGTAATAACCTAAATTCTTCAACACGCTTTACTTGATATTCATTCACATCCCGTAATAACATAATTTCTTCAACACGTTTTTGTTGATATTCATTCATTTTTAACTCCTAAAAATTTTGTGGGATTTATGGGGCCGGAGCCCCTGTTGATTTAGCGGCTGGTAACTTTGACAGAGTAGACCGCAGTGGTCTTCGTGAACTTAGCGTAGGCGTCTGCGCCGAAGGCCTTGATGAAGGCGTCCTTGTCGAACACGGTGCGATTGGTCTCGCTGTAGGTAGCCTTGAAGAGAGTGCCCTCGACAACCTTTGCACCGCCTTTGCTGGCGCTGTCTTTGATGGCGTA